TTAAGCTGTACTCATACTTGTTAAATCACACCTACTGTCATACTCCCTGCCATTAAAAGTATAATGTTTCTTCAATGTAACTTTAGGTACATCCTTATTAAGGAATTGTAGCCTATTAGTATACTTTGTAAGGTCTTTTGCTAACAATTTGCTACTATCTATACCCCATAATATATCAATAAGATTATAGACTGTATATTCATCTTGTTCTTTTATCAAATCAGCAATCTTATAATACTGCTCAATTGTAACATCTGACCAATCTTTATCAGGTATAGGGGTTATTTTCTTAAATAAATTACTTATAAATTTCATCATCAATGGATTTATCAATTATTTTATCAATCTCATCATACAAGGCATTAATAACCTTTTTTTCAATCTGAAAACTATCTTCAGTCTTCTCAAGTAAATGATTACCTTGAGTACCTCTTAATGCTATTTTTCTACCAATCAAATAAGCCAATTGGTTTTCTGTAGGTAATTTACCATTCTTTAAAGGTGTAGGTAATATTGATTTAACCTTAATCCACCTCTTAATATCATCTAAAGGTGGGAACTTACCTGCTTTTCTACCATCATTAGCATACTTAAAGTAATCTACTGTATCAAGGTCTAAAGTGAAATATTTACCATCATACTTAACTACAGACCTTATATTATTAGCTAATGTACCTGTAGCACTATCAGTACTAAATGCTACTCTTAATGCTTCAGCAAATTGATTAGCTATACTGTTTAAATCTCTTAATTCAAGGGTCATATTAGTTCATTATATAAACTGTTAATACAAATTGCAGTGCTAATAATCATATCATCGTGACTACCTA